TGTCCTAGTGGACTTACTCAATAGATCAAGTAGTTCCGTTATAGCGGCACTTGGGTTGTCAGTCCTTGCGGACGTTGAAGCCAGCGTGTTCTTAGCGTCTGTAATTGCCGCTGCTACCGCGTCCGCTGCATTTTTGAAAGCAACAGAAGGGTATGTGCCGGGCCAAAGATAACGGTTGGCCCGGGAATATTTGTAATCGCGGCTGCGGTAAATGCCGCTCATGTTACATTAGTTCAGCAAACCAAATCGTGGTGCTTACGTTAATGTCATCAGCCGGAGCCGCCATGATCCGCAGCACAAATGACGCTTGTGCCTGTGAAACAGGTATCCAGAATTCAGGCGGCAACCAAAGACGCTCGCCAACCCGGATATTGAAACCGTAGCTAGCAATATCAACAGGCGTGCCAGCGCTGGCAATCGTGGTATCGTTACCTCGTACAGTACCGCCAAAAGCCCCATCCGTTGGGCCAAGGGGCGTAGGCGTTACGGCAGCGCCGCCGCTGCCTACCGTGCTGTGCCCTCGGATTAGTTTGTAGCGGACCATTTCTTCAGCCGCGTCCCCAACGTCCGTTAGCTGATCAATGTTCCAGCCACAGACATACACGGGCTTGTCATCAGCCGGGGCGATATACCACAGGTCCGTATCCGCGCCAGCCGTGGTAATGGTTATATTGTCATTTTCGGCTGTGTAAATTCGTTTTACAAACATACATCACCTCATTAGCATATGATGGTCATCTCGACCGGGTTTTTTCCAAGGCAAGCTAGGCGTAGGCGCAACAGATGGAGGGATTGCCCAAGCGAATGTTATAGTAACGCCATTAGTCTGCGCCCATGAAATTGTACCTGTTACAGTTGGCCCGCCGGATTGCAAGGCAGCCGCAATACTTGTTTCAGTATCAGTACCGCCAGTACACAAATGTTCAATGAGCTCTGTTAAAGCTCCTGGATTAGTACAAGTTTGCCCACTTACGGCATTGTCATTATCCACATTGCAAACAGCAAAGCAAATCATGCTATTTGCTTGACCGGGTGTTATACCGGTCATTGTCTCGTTGCCAGAAATATTTCCTTCGGTAGTTATCGGATCAAATTGATTGCCCGATGCAACGGCCCCACTAAAAGCCGAAAGGACCGCCGATATAGAATTCGTAGCCCCGGATAGCGTAACTGTCTTACTGGCCGTGGCGGACGTGGCCCGCTTCCACCATATCGCACCACGTCCACCACTGCCTGTGCCTTGACTAATTTCAGTCCAAGTATTGCCGCCAGAATCATCATCAGTAACAGAAAGCGCCCCCGTCCCACTGCCATTCACACTGGCAATAAAAAGCGCATCACCTGCTTGGACGCTAGCGGGAATGACAATCGTGCCACTCGTTGTGGCAAGAACACTCCCCATTGCAGCGGATGCACGATGAGCAACAGCCATCCTTAACCCTCAACAGGCAACGGTCTTTATTAGACCGCTGCCTGTATTACATCCGCGTATTACGCTGCGGTAATTGTGAGATCAACCGTGATCTGCCAGGACTGCGCACTGGTCTTAGTGCCAAGTGATTCGACCTTGCGGTTAAGCATGGTCCCAGCCGCAGCGGCATTAAACACAGCCCACTCCTGCCACGCCCAATTGGCATCTCCAGTAGCAAACGTCGAACGGAACGTTAGCACATTGGTTGCGCGTAACGGGTAGGTAGCATCCATGACCTTGCGCATTTTATTGGACGCAGCCTGTAGGTCCGTTTGGCTGGCGGCGAAAGCCGTGGCGCTATCTCCAACGCCAATGTTGGCATTAGCATTGGCAAACGAAGTGTAAGTGTCCGCGATAATAGCGGCGGCTATCAAATCGCGGCCCGCATTTGTGAGAGCCATGTTACCTCCGGGCTCCTAGGGGTTAGCAGGGGCTTAGCCGCTGGCGGGTTGTTCCGCCTCAACGGGCCACTGTTCGGCAGCGACCACAGGCTCGGCCTCAACAGCCGGTGCCGCAGCCGCCGCGTCTGCCGCGTCTTTGGCAGCCTTGGCAGTCGCCGCGATTTCATCTTCGCGGTCCTTGATACGTTTCACAGCGCCCTCGTACAAATCAGGGCTTTCCTGTGCGTACTTGTTAAAGTAGGAAATAGCGGCTGCATCGGCGGGCTTAACAAAGGCGCGGTGGAACCACCCGCGCGCTATATCGCCGTCAATGCTGATAGTGTCGCCAACCTTGAAAGCTTGGCCAGCGACACTGCCTTCAACGAGCGCGAGTACCTTTAGCATAGTGTCCTCCTGGGTTGCTGTGTCGCTGTTGACTACGGTAAGCGTACTATCGAAACCGCCGCCAACATCGGAGCCAGTGATAACTTCGGCCAGATACTTTCCGTCTGGCCTGTGGTCAAATTTCTTTAGGGTGAACGTAATACCCAAGTTCACCCCAACAAGATCATCCCGCGCCCCCGCGTGTACCGCCCGTAAGTTTTCAAGTGCCTCAACCGTAACCCCGCCCGCCTTAGCCGCCGCCTCGATTGCCGCCCACGGTAACGCCCTTAACGCTGCCAACTGATCCATTCGCCCTACTCCCTAAAGATACGTTGCAAGATGCCCCGCGCATTGTTGCGCATAGTAGAAACAAGATACGGACGCGGCGCTTGATTGATGACCCTACCCGCCGCGTCCGTCCCCACAAAACCCTTTTCCAATCGGCGGGCGTACTCAACATTGGTGCCAACCCGCCCGCGCACCATCTTCTTTGTGCGCGTAACCGCCCAAGTGATAGATTGCCTTAAGCGCCCCGTCAGGACATGCGGCGGTTCGCCGGGTGCCGACGGGTCAAGACCAATAAGACGCCCGCCCTTGGACCGCCTGACGGGCTGCCCTATCTTAAGCACGTCTTGTACGCGCCCGGTCAGGTACATCATGCCGCTGTTCATGCCACGCTCTACCCTGTCGCCAAGGTTTCGCATATAAGCTTCCTTGCGTAGCGTGATCTTGACCACTAGCTGTTGTCCTGCTCCTGTGTCGCAAGGCACTTGTTATAGAGCGGGTCTTGCGCCCCTGATACATTGATAGCCGTGACGTGTAGCACGTTGGCATCTGTGCGCCCAAACGTCAGGCGGTCCGCTATGCCTATTACCGTGCCCTTGGGGAAATAGACTATGTGGGTACAGCGCACGCCAAGCTTGCCCGCAAGGTCCAGGGCAGCGGCACCGGCTGGCGTGACACGGGCAAAAACAGGGTTCTTGCGCAATGTCCAGCCGCCCTTAAAGCCCCCTGCCCCGTCATGCTTACGGGCATTTATTTCAACCTTGCACCTGTGCTGAAACAGGTGCCCATGTTTATTTACCCATGCCATGACAGCACAATATCCCTTCTAAAACGCTCAACAACCCGGTACTGTGGCCAGCGTTCCTTAAGCCAACCCTCGGCGGATAGGTGCCCCGATACGCGTTCCGTTAGTCCCTTGTCCTCCAGCCACAGCAGCGGCTTATGCTGCCGGATGATTTCACTGGCACCCAACAGCGCGATAACCTCCGCGCCCTCCACGTCCAGTTGGATCATGGCCACGCGCTCACGTAGCTCCAGCAAATTGGCTGGCATCAACCGGACCCGCTCAACATCCGTACCAACCGTACCCGGTTTAAGATAGTGCGCCCCCACGTTAACCGGGTCCACTTTAAGCATACCCCAGCCAACCTCATTAGACAGCGCCGCCATGTAAGGCATCATTTCATCACCTAGATACACGTCGCAATTTTGCACTAGGCAAATGAAATTAGTCGGGTCAGGTTCAAACGTGTGGACGTAAAAGCCAAGCCCGGCAAACATGCGGGGCCACAGTCCACAGTTACCGCCCGCTTGGATCACGACGCTAGTTTGACGGACACCTTCGCTTGGAAAATACCGTAGCGTAATCTGCTCCGCCTCAGCCACTTCCTCAAGTATGCGCGGCCTTGCTTCAACATCAGCAATCGGCCACACGTCACCTCCACGTAATTGTGTCACCCGGTTACGCATACAGTCGCCCCTCCTCATCCCATGGTTTAGGTTGCCCGTGATAGATAACCACGCTAGCACCCGCTGGCGCACGCCCGCGCGGGCAATGCACCTTGTAGCTCACTACATTGTCCGGCAGCATGTCTTGGAAATACACTGTGTCGCTAAACTTGCCCACAAGCGCTACGCAATATTGTATATATTCCTGATCACCACCCACCTGGAAAAGCTCCTGCGTATCGGTAGCATTGCGCACATAGCTGGCGTATATCTCATTAAGCCAAGGGCTGGGGCTGAACGCCATTATGCTCGATTGATAATGCCTGTGGCCCCGGTACACGTCCTCCAGGATTATGAACTTATCATCGGCCTCGATGACCCTGGACACAAGCCTATCAATGTTTGCTACTATGGTGGTGTCCAGGTCAAAGTAGAGATACCTATGGCCCGGCAGGATCACGCCACGATGAAACATCAACAGCTTAAGCCACCAACCCGGGAACCAACTTGCTACATTGGTACTTACATAGTGAGTGATAATGGTCTCATCTGTCATCGGCTTTTCAAATGACCAATCATCCGTTATGACGTGTATCTCAAACCGCTTGCTGCAATACTCCCGTAGCTGCGCCATCAAGCGCCGGACGTGCCACTCCTTATACTGACCGCCGGTTCGATAGACTAGGACAAAGCGCAAGCTCATAAAAAGGCCTCCACGTCCACATACTGGAAGCACTTTAGGGCGCTGTCCTTAGTGGCATTGTAGACATGCACCCCGTAAGACACTAGCAGGGGCGCGGCTGCCTCGATGCCCGGTATGAATTTGTTGTTGTAGCGTTCTGGGTCATAATCGCCCGGCGGGTGCCTATCGTGGTAGTTGTCCACATTGTTGACGGCCCGCATGTCGAAACCGAGTAGCACGATATCAAACGCGCCTAGCAGATACGCCATGTTGATAGCGCCATGGCCCGCGCACCACGTCTTAAGCAGCCAAGGCTCGGTGGATATGCCCGGCTCACCAAGCGTCCTGACGTAATTGACCTTGAGACCTAGCGCGTCAATCTTGGCTTGCTGCAATTCGTTTGGCTGGCTGCCGCAAACCATCACGCCTTTGTAGTCTACCAAATGGCTTATGTTCCAGTCCAGCCACCTTTCGTCTTGCCAGTAAAGGTACTGTGCGAAAGGCACGTCATAGAACGCGCTGTTTGTGACAATGACCTTCTTGCCCTGTAGCCGGTTAAAGTTAAAGCCCTTCAACGATGGTCCGCCACCCACAATAAAGACGCGTGAGTGTGGCCATTCCCTTTTGATTTCGTACCAATCGTGCATACTACGCCCCGATGTTATCCGCTTTGCGATAGGACCGCACCAGCCTAGCGGCGCTATCAGGTACGCACAGTTCTCCTTCCGCGTAGGTCTCTGCAAAGTCGCCAAGACGTGTAGAGATAGCGCCACGATCAACGCCCCGCACCTTGATAGCCGCCGCCGTCATATAGATAGCCTGCTTCAAGTTGTACGGCGCACTAGCCCGTAGCCAACCCCGCTTGCCCACAATGGTCAAGGCAACCCCGCCCGCAAAGCCATTCTTATAGCCAAGTAGCCAGTAGGACCGGCTAACGTCCGCCGTACCGATGGCAACCCCGTTGGCTGTGATGCTGGTCAAGGTGGTCAAAGGCCCGTTGGCCAACTCGATTACGCCCGTGTCATACACAGGCGTTTTGGTTTCGGTAAAGTCCGCCTGCTCCAAACTGTCTGCCCCAAGATAGGCCGCAACCATTTGTTCCGCGTAGTCAAGCAAAGGTTGCAGCCCCTCTGGACCATCCGCCTCAAGCCAGCGTTGCAAATCTTCGACGGATAGTAAAGACATAACTACCTCCGCTGTGTGCCAAAAAGCTTTTGCTGGCTAGTCTGCACCTTGCCCGCCAGCGTCAAGGTAGGATCGTAACCATCCCCGTAGTGGTTGACTTCAAGCGCCTCCGCATCAGGCACAGGGTCAGGGTCAGGTTCAACTAAGAACTTGTGCGGTATGTGCGCCACTTGTTCATACACGTCTAACGGACAATCAAACACGTCGCCCTTTTGAAACGTGACGGGCACCCCGTCCTTTGTCCCGTCAGGGATGAAGGTCAGGGTGCCCATCAGTAGCCTAATCCTAGGCATGGCAGCTATGCCGTAGGATTACCGCAGCGCAACCGGGATAGCAGACGCCAGGACGAGCGCCTGTCCGGTTGCATACTGGTAGTCCGTCCTCGCCGACAACGTGTATTCGACGACGCGCTTGCGGGGCTGCCACATTGCGTCAATCATAATCGCACGCTGCATTGCGAAGAACAGATTGCCCAGCGGGGTCAGTACGGCCTTGCTGCCGGTTGACTGGCCCGTGGTGCCGGTCATGTGCGGCTCCGCGATTACCGGCAATCCGAAGTAGCGGAGTGACGGGAAACCGTTGATGAGCACTTGATCACCGAGGCCGGTCAAACGCTGCGAGACCTCCTCGGCGTAGATCATGGCAGTACGCATCGGCACGAAGAACGCGTTGTCCACACGGCCCTGGAAATTGATGGGCATTGCGCGCAACATGAACTTCAACACCTTCTGCACCGTGTCAACGGTGCCGTAGACGGTCTGCGAAAGAATGACCGTATTGACTTCGCCATCGGCACCGGCCAGCTTGGAGAAGCCGTCATTGCACCCTTCAAAGGTGCCTGCCGACTGCGCCGAGTCGCCGTTCCATGCGAGGTCATTGTTGTCATTACCGAAGCCCTGCGCAAGTGCCTTTGCGATATGGGCCTCGATGCCACGGCGCTCGATGTTGTCCTCCATGAATGTGAGCGTGATATCCTCCGCCCAAATCACTTCGACGTTAGTAATCGTGCGCCGCTTGGTGGTCACGGCATTGGCGACGGTCGGAGCCGTCGCTTCAGTGGCCTTGCGGATTTTCCGGGCGGCAACGCGCAATTCATCCGTGTTGCCGTCGGGTCCGTTCATGCGCCGCGTCTGGATACGCGATAGCGTGGTTTGCTGCTCGATCATGAAGTCCATGAACTGGTCAGCAAGTTCCGCCGCCAACTTGCCACCAGTAGCGAACAAGCCGGTGTCAATGGCGCGGGTTGACGTTTGTGAGGACAGGGGCAGGCTGCGCAAGATTTCCTTCAGCTGCTCCACGTCCTTGATGAACTGGCCTTTGAACTCGGGGCCATTGTACCCCTTGCCCTTGCCGGTGCCGATGCCATTCTCGGCAAGGACGCCAGCGATTTGGAGCTTGCGGATTTCTTCAGCCAGCTTTTCTTCCCAGCCCTTGAGCTGCTTTTCAAGCTCGATGACCTTTTCGGCCGTGGGCTTGGTATCGTTGAGGGCCTCCGCGCGCAGCGCCGTCAACAGTTCGGCGCGGCTCTCGTTGACCTTGGTGAGTACATCGTTCTTCAGACCATCGAGTTCGCCGCGAACGGCTGCGCCAATGGCGTCAAGGATTTCTTTATCCATTTGTCAGTCCCTTTTGCACAGCGGACTTGATAGCGTCCGCTTGCCTACTTGTGTTGATAGCCTTGCGCACAGCCTCTGTGACAGCGGCGGTATCTGCACCCGTGACCGGGTGGAGCTGCTTATCTAGGATAGCCTCCTGCGCAGTAATCAGGACGCGGACCTGTTGCATAGCGCTAAGCCGTGCATCAGGCTTTATCTCCGCCCCGTGATCCGTAGCAACCACATAGGGGGCGGTGTCACCTACGCGGTCATACACGCGGACAGTAAGGACTAACGCGCCCTTAGTGTCCTGTTCCTCATCCTGTGCTTGCTTGGCAAGCTGGATAAGTATTTCGTCCAATAGGTCTTTGGCCTGCCGCAACCGTGCTTCGTTAGCCGATGACAGCACCCTACCAATACGAATCATAGCCTCGGCTATGTCCGTTGCCCCCTGTATAGCGTCATTGCCCATATGGCGGACAAGTGCAGCCACCTCCTCTTTAGCAGGGGTCGGCTCCGGCGTGGTGGTGCGGGAGGTGCCAAACTTTAGCATCGAGCGGGCGATAGCTACAGCATCCCGGTTGCTGGGGATAGGGACCAAGGACACCTCAAGCAGCTCAACCTCGTCGTGGATTTCGGTCTCTTCTTCCCCAACCGTTTCCGTGTGGGACTTTTTGGGGATAAAGCCGATACTGACCGTGTTGAGGAAACCGGCCTTGACCAGCTTAAACGCCATCTCAGCACGCTCGTTAACGTCACCCTTGGCGAACTCAACGTCAATATCAAACGCTGACTCGGACTTGCGCGTAGCGACAACGCGCCCGATCACATTTTCGATTGACGGGCCGCCGCCAAAGAAGCTGCCATAGCCGTCATGCGCCCAAAGGAAAATGGGGTTCTTGTCATAGTGCGTTGTGTCAATGCCCATTGGCATCACGCGGCTGCCGTGCCTGTCCTTGGCGGCTGTGCTTGCGCGGAACGTAACCACGCGCTCCCTATCGGGCACAAAGCGGACCTCACACGGGATAAACTGTGAGACGCGGGTTAGGGTATCGCGCCCGCTGTACATGCTAGCGGCCCGTCTGCGGTCGCAGAACAGGGTGTACATATAGTCAAGCGTGGTGCGGTCCATATCAATTCTCCTCGTCTACAGTATCGTAAGCGACGGTACAACGGCACCGGATAACTTCTTCTGCTGGCCCCGACGGGTCCGCAGGCTGTTGTAGGTAGGCGCTGCCAACCTTGAACGGTTGGTTACGTGGCACGGTTTGCCCGTCTGCGTCAACGTGCGTTTGCCGCGTGCGATCATCCGCCGTCGCTACCCACGTCTTGACAATCGACATACCAAGACGCTGTTCAATTTCCTTAGCGTGCGACTCCTTGCCATAGCTTACCGCCGCCGCCGTTTCAGTACGCGCAATGGTCTCCGCCCTTACACCTTTGAAATCATCGTATAGCGCCCTGATGCTGTCCGCGATCTTATCAACGCTAAGCCCCTCTTCTACGCCCGTGGCCACCACGCCCCGCACAGACTCACGTGTGAAATCCTGTATGCCTACGATCTTGCGCCC